CTGTCCCATTTAGTAGCCCTCCAGTGGTTCCCTGAAATATAGGGTTGATTTGTTGCCTACGAAGTCATGGCGCACCTTATACACAAACACGGTACCGTCCCACGCGCTCGCTTTTTTGGTCGAGAGCTTCAGCAAACTTGCCGCAGCGTACCCGGTGAGCAGAGCCTTGGAGAACTGGCCCGTGTGTCCGTATTTGTTAGCGTTCCTGAGTAGCCCCTTGGCGAAGCGTGCCGCCTCGGCGTTGCTCGTGACTGGGATCGCCTTATCCGGCCGCAGTACGGCCGTGTTGGTTGCGTCTGGTGCCTCGAACTTACCGGAGAAGCTGCCGCTGGATATTTCGCAAGATCCATAGCAGGCGGCCCGGTTGTCCTCGTAGGTGAAGTTGCCGTTTTCGTCCACCTCCAGAGTGCCCGCCGGTGTCTGGCTTTCAATGTACTGCTCGTTATAAGCCAGCAGCTTGCCGTCGTATATGAGCATTTGGCAGCCTTCCAGCATACAGAGGCGGGAGAACAGAGCGAAGTCTGTCTCGTTGTCTTGTTTCAGGTACGGGTAAACCTGATCCTCGCAGCCGTAGTTCTGGAATGTGAGTCCGTGCGCTGCGGCGATTTCGTTCGCCAGCTGCAAAAAGCGCACGCCTTCCCAGCTTTTCGACTTCTTGGTGGTTCCACTCTTAGGCATTGACATGGCCCGGATAGTGAAAAGCCCGTTTTCGGGTTTCATGGAGTGTATGAACATTTTCCCGGTGTCGCTGGCTCCTTCTGTGAAGCGTATCACGTCACCGTCTGCCGGGTTCCATTTGCTCCATGTCCCCTTGGTGTCATTGAAACGGATCACGAGCGTGTCGGCTTGCTTTTCTGCGTACATTTCGTGGACGCAGTAGTTCACCGACACGTCGTTGTATATGTCCGTTCCGTTGTAGTAGAGGTTCAAGCGGTGCCCCCGCCTTCGTCCTCAGAGTTCCGACGCCACGGTGGCAGTGTGTCCGGCGTTTCCACATTCTCGACGATCGGCAGCCGGAGGGCCACGTTTGCGTCGAAGATCAGCACGTCCGCATGGTCGGGGTTAAATTCGATAATGTAGTGGGCGAGTGTTTCCTCGCCGTACATTTCGAGAGCCAGTGCGTCGAAGGTGTCGCCTTCGCGCGTGGTGTATTCCTTGTAGGCTGTCACTCTACGCATATTGCGCCACCTCCCGCATTTTTATAAATTCCTCCAGCCAGTCGAAGAACTCGGCCTCGTGAGCTTTGAGTCGAGCCATGAGGTCGTCCTCGTTCTCGCCGTTGCCGCCCGTCTGGATCTGTGGGCTCCATGTGAAGCCGGAGAAGTCGTAGTAAATCACTACGCTGGTGCCGTCTGCCAGACTTCCCAGAGAGAAGTCGTCGAGAGTCAATAGCTGACCGGCTTTGCTTGTGAGCCCTGCGCCTTCCTGCTCTTGTTCGTTTCCGAGAACTCCGAGCAGTCGTCCTGCCTGCTCCCAGATACCGACGTTCTTTGCGTGGTATGCAGGATCGAAGGAGATCACCGCCTCCATGCCTGCCTCGCCTGCGATTGATACGCCGTCCGTGAAGCCACCGGACGCAAGCAGCGGTATGTTCGGGATATTGATCCCGAAGGTCTGGCCGCCGACTACCGGCACCCAGTCTGGTATTGTGCAGCTGATACCGTTCAGCGCATTGATCGCCCCGTTTATGAGTCCGATCACGGCATTTATAGGCGCTTTCACAATAGCCACGAGCCCGTCCCAGAGGCCGCCGAACACTTGCACGACGCCACTCCACGCTTGGCTCCAGCTTCCTGAGAATACACCAGTGATAAAATCGATCAGCCCTTGGAAAATGTTCGTCAGGGCTTGCACGATCGGTTGGATCGACTGGATAGCGGCACCGAGCACGCTCGTGAAAATCTGAGCCACCGCCGAGAGGATCGGCATAATAGGCTGCAGCACGGCACTGATCAGCGTCGTGAAAATCTCGATCAGCGGAGTGATTGCCGACATGATGAGGTTCAGGATCGGCGTCACCAGCGAGACTATCAAGTTGAGAATAGGCTGCAAAAGTGAAATGATCATTGTCAGGATCGGCGTCAGCATGTTGAGTATCTGGATCAATACCGGAAGCACGGCGTCGATTATCTGCATAACGATCGGGATTATAGTGTTCAAAAGTTGCACGATTACCGGGAGCACGGAGCTGACGATCTGCGTCAGTATTGGCAGCACGGCGTTGATTAACTGTATCAATACCGGAAGAACTGCCTCCACTATCTGCGTTATGATCGGGAGTAGCGCCTGAATGAGCTGCACCAGTACCGGCAGCGCTGCCTCTATCACCTGCATGACGAGCGGCAGTAGTTGGTTGATAACTTCCACCAGCGTGCTGAGTACGCTCGACACAATTTGCGTGAGCACTGGGAGCAGCTGGTTGATCAGGTCTATAATAACCGGCAAGATCTCAGCTATGAGCTGGATCAGTACCGGCAGCACCGCCTCAGCTATCTGCCCGAAGGCTTGCAGCACGGTGGTGGCTATGGTTGAAATAAGCGGCAGGAGTTCCTCGATCAGTCCGCTGATTGTGCCGCCGAGTTCTGCGAAGCTGCCTTGCAGTTCTTCCCATATTGCGGTCACGTTGTTGCGGAAGTCCTCGTTTGTCCTCCATAAATACATAAAACCGGCAGCGAGAGCAGCCACAACAGCGATCACCGCCAGAACTGGGCCAGATATGCCGCCGAGAGCAGTTGTGAAGCCAGAGAAGGCCCCGGCCACTTTGCCGATCTGCGTCACGATTGATCCCCACTTCATAGCTGCAATTATTGCGCCAACTGTGGTTAGGACAATCCCGATCTCTGGAAGGTGATCCAGAAGCCAGTCAACGGTCGGCCCTACCTTTGAAGTGATAAACTTCACGGCGTTTTTAATTGCTGGCGTGAGCTTTTTCACAATAGGCTGCACAACTTCGGCCTTGATAGTTCGGCCGAGCTGAGAGAGTGCACCTTCCAGCGTGTCATACGCTGCGCCGTCCACCTGCGCCATGGCGTCGTTTGCACTGCTGATCGCTCCCTCGGTCTGGGACAGCGCCAGCACTGCCTCTTGTCCGAGATCTTCGTACATAGTACCCAGCAGGCCCACGCCTATGCCGTAGCCTTCGGTGGTGTTTTCGAGCCCGTCGAGCTCGTTTATCAGCATGTTGAACACTTCCTTGGCGTCGTCGCCGCCTTTGCTCCATGCCTCAGATACAGACTCCCACGAAAAGCCGAGAGCCTCGACAGCTTCCTGAGCGCTGCCGTCGCTCATTCTTATGTTGAACTCCTTCACGGCGTCGCCCAGTTTATCAACGCTCCACGTGCCGGACTCGACGCCGTTCGCCAGCATGTTGAACATGTCGTCGGCTGAGTATCCGGCGCTTTTGAATTGCACGGCGTACTCGTTGATCGTGTCCAGAAGGTCGTCGTTCTGGTTTAGGCCGTTTTGGGCTCCTTGCACAATGAGGTTAAACGCCTGCTCGGAGGTTATGCCGAACTGATCCATGAGGCTGTTCGCTGCTCGCAAACTTTCCACGGTATCGAAGCCGAACACGTCCTCCAGAGCGATCGCGCTCTTGGTGACTTGCGCCAGCGAGGCGTTGTCGAGTTCGTCAGTCATTTGAATGACGGTGGAGAGCTTCTCGGACACGTCGCCGAGGCTTTCGCCATAGTTCCCGTTGTAGACTTCGTACATGACGTCCTCGAAGCCTTCGAGCTCCGTCGCGGTAGCTCCGGTTCTTGCCTCCAGCATACCGAGAGCGTTGTCGCCTTCGGTCGCCAGTTCCTTGAAGGCTTCCACGGCCTTGTCGATCCCTTCGGTCACGAGGTCGGCTATGACGTCCTTCAATATGGTGTAGCCTTCGCTGGAGTCCTCCGCGCTTTCTCCGGCGTCCTCCAGAGCTTCTCCGAAGGCGTCGGCGGCTCGTTCTGCCTCCCTGAGCTGTTGCTCGTTTTGGTTTAATTCACCGGACAGATCACTGATCCGGTTTGCCAGCTGCCGCGCTTCGTCGGAGCTTTCGCCTTGCTCCAGCACTACGTTGGCGTACTGCCTGCGGAGAGCGGAGAGCTCGTCGCGCTGGCTGCTGATCTTTTTCTCCAGTGTTGCGTATGCGTCGGCCGTTTCTTCCTGCGCGTCCGTCAGGCCCTTGGCGGCCTTCTCGGCTGCTTGCAGGGTGTCGCGGTTTTCTTCCAGCTCGCCAGACACGGCCCGGATCCGGTCAGCGAGATCCTGAGCTTGGTCGCTGCTTTCTTCGCCGCTGGCTACATAGCCCGCGTATGCTTTTTGCATAGCTTTGAGAACGTCCTCTTGGGCGCTCATTTCCGCAGCTAAACGCGACGCAGCGTCGGCAGACTCCAGAGTTTCCTCGGCCATTTCGGCCAGTTTATCCACTGCACTATTGATCGCCGCTTGCAGCGAAGGGCTGAGCACACCGGCGATCTCAATCGTAGACTGTAAAGTCCTACCGGAAGCCATGATCTCACCTCCTTCTCGGCCTCTTTATTGGCGGTCGGTTCTTTTCGGCGCGTTTGCGTTCCGCTGCCAGATCCTCGGCCGCCTCGGCGTACTCGACTATAAAGTCAATTACTGGCTTTTTTTCGAGTTCGGTTGTGCTGGTGTGGTAGACTCTGGCGTAGTCTCGGTAGGCTCGCCGGAGTCGCTTTCCGTTTGTTCCTTTTCCGACGCGAGAATAAAATTTCGGCCGATAGCCATTACCTCCACAACGTCGCGGCCCTTGATCCTCTCAACGTCGGAGAAGTCATAGGAAGGGTTGGCGGCCACGATAGCAGCAAAACCGAGATAGAGGTGAAGGCCGAAGTCGAACTCGGCAGCCGGTGAAATTGATGTGTTTTTCATTCCTGCGGCTGCTTTTCTTTTAGACTCAGCGGTCGCAAAGAGAATACCGTCGATCTCGTCAGAGTCATAAGTTACGGCGCTGACGCTCTGGCCGTCTATCATGATCGGCTTTCGTAAAGGCAGCGTGTCTTTTACGAGGTTTCTTTTCTGTTTTTCCATTGTTAGGCTCCTTTCAAAATAGCAAGGGCCGCCGATCGCGATTTCGGTCGGTGGCCCTCTGGTTGGTTATTACAAAAGGTTGTTGATCTGGCTCATGTAGTCCTTGCCGTCGATACGGAGGATCTGGCTCAGTCTGTCAACGCACATCATTTCGTAGCCGTCAGCGTAGATCTGCTGGCGTGTTACGTTGAACGTGCTTTCTGCTTCGGTGGAAGATCCCACCTCGACGCCCAGCTCAGGCAGAGCGCCGGGAAGGGTACGAACGAACGCCTTGCAGCCTTCGGACTTCTGAGAACCGTCGGACTTGATCACGTTCTGCACCCAGCGGAACTCCAGATTTTGCTTCTGGAGGCGGTTCAATCTGCTGAGGCCCATGTCTACGCCGATCTTAGTGATCGCGAGTTCCATGTTTTCCAGCAAGCCCACGAGAGGCACGGTCATGTTACCCATGGCCTGCACGTCTGCGGTCACAAATTCGATACCCGGCAGCGTGAAGGACACGTCCTTCGCCACCAGCACGTTGTCGGCGTAGACAGTGTCAGCCACTACCGCGCCTTTAATGTCTAACCATTTTCCCATAGCTTGTTACCTCCTTACTCAGTCTCGAAAAAGGCCGCGAAGCCTTCGTCGGTGTAGCACACGCGAGCGGTGCCAGATTTGAACGGAGGCGTAGGAGTTGCGGAGAAGTCCCACACGAAGTCGCCGTTCATCATGTCGCTGGTAGGGTTCGCACTTTCTACGAACTCAACGGAAGGAGTGCCGATCAGAGCGCCGATACCGGTTAAGGTGTCGAGCTTCTCCCTCTCAAAATTGAGGATCGTGTCCTTGTCCTGCGGAGTCATAGGGCTGTCGATCTCAGTGCCGTGATCCAGCTGGAAGCTGTTCGTAATGTGCATAAGCATACGAATATTCACGTCGAAGATCGCGCGGGCGTCCATATCGCCGTTGTATTTGAACGCAGCAGTGTGAGGGCCCCACAATACCCAGCGGCCGCCCCAGAAGCAGGCGGTTGTGATGCCTTTTTCGTTCAGGCTGTTGCCGGTCTGCTGGTCGAAGCCTCTGTTTTTGGAAGCCTCGCCAAAATACTGACTTGTAGCCATGATCTCCTTGTTGGAAGGCGACTCGAACGGCACGCCGTTGTGGCTCAGGTCTACGCGCAGCATAGTGGCCTGCCCCACGGTGGAGAGGTGGAACACGCGGCCGCTGCCGTCCTTAACTTTAGGCCAGTACACCTTCGAGCGTTCGCTGGTGTAGCCGTTTTTGTTCTTCCATTCGATAGCCTTCGCGATTGTGTCGATCGCGTTGCCTTCCGCGTCCTCCAGAGGAATGTCGGCATTGACGAAGCCGTCCCAGTGGCCGTTGAGCTTCTGGACGATACTCACCATAGCTTTGTAAACGTCAGGGAAGTGGCTCCAGCCCGGTGCTGCCAGTGCATTGAGCACGGCGTTGTGGTGCTGATAGAGCAGCTTCATGGCGTGCAAGCCGGTGTATTCGCCGTTCGCAGTAGTCTGACCGATAATGTCGGCCGCCTCTGCGGCGCTTGCGTCCACGGTGTTGAAGGAGCACTGGAGCGCTGCGTCTGCTACCTCAGTGAGTAGTTTCACAACTACGGTGCCCTTGGTAAAGTTGTACTCCAGAGAGTAGTCCACGCCTTCCACCTTGTCCGCGATCGCGAAGGTGTCCAGAATAATGTCGGAGCTTTCAAACTCTGCACGCTGGTTGCTAAAGCTCAGCTCCTTAGTGGTCTTTTCCGCAGCTCTGTGGGTATCAGGATCGAGTACGTTCACGACGTAGATCGGGCCCACGTTACCGACGGTGTTGTCGAAGTGCTCGGCGAAGGCTTCGCAAAGAGTGAAGTCCTCCCAGTTTTTAGAGTAGCCGAGCTTACTCTGTACGTCGCTCATGTTCGCGACTTTGATTGGCATGTGAATGAGGTCGGCGTCGGCATAACCGCGGATCAAGTTGATCGGGGCGGTGCCGATATAAGCAACCACAACGTCGCTCTGCTTGGCTGTGGTTACTTTACTGTCGCCGATTTCGCCATACGGGCCATGTTTGTATCCCATGATTTGTCCTCCTTGTTATAAAAGATTTTCATATTGTGCCGGGGTTCGTGCTACGACTCCCGCCTCCAGCGTGAAGCTGATCCAGCTATGCCAGTACGGGTAGTAGTCCCAGATATTGCCGTCCTCGGTAAAAAGCCCGAACTTGATCCCGGACTCTTTGGCAAGCCGGTGGCCTTCTATGTACTCCGTGCCCTCCAGCTCTCTGAGCACGAGATCCACGAAGTTGAAAGAGTCCCTCCAGCCTTCCATATTGCGGGCGTAGGTTTTCGCAGCCTCACCGGTTGCGCAATAGTATGAGTACCCGCCGAGCGCGTTTTCGTTCTTGCGGGTTTGTAAGACTTCGCCGCCGTGTTCTCCGGGGTTCCAGCACGCCAGACAGAGTCGGATCTGGAGCTGCCGTTTCTTTTGCAGCAGGTCGTCGCTGCCTTCCATGAGCTGCACGCACACCGAAGGGATCGGAGCGGGCACGGAAGGAGGGAGGCGATCCTTGCCCGGAACATAAAGCGGGAAGGCTGCCGGGTTGACGTACTTCACGCCGTAGTCGGTACCGTTTCTGTCGTCGTCCGGCAGTTTGAGGGTGATCTGGTTGCATACGCTGTCGCGCAGCCATGCCGTCACCTTGTCAATGCTTTGTACCAGTGTCATGTCGTCGCCTCCTTAGCCGGTTCTGTTCTGACGCAGTGCCACCTCTACGAGTCCCATGTCCTCGCCGGAGTTTGCCACGATTAGCTCGCGGCCGTCTACATTGAGCAGGCGGCCCGGTTCGAGATAGTCCGGGAAGTCCACCGCGCGGCCCATGATCAGCATATCGGCCTCTATGAGTCCGAGGATCTGGCCTTTTTTGAGTTTGTTCAGCTGGTCGCTGTCAATCACGACAGCGATCTCTACGCCCTCAATACGGTGAAGTTCCCCGAACTCGTCGAGGTTAAAAAACACGTTGTCGAGGTCTTTCTGGATCTGCTCTTTGAAGCTCACCGGGTTATTCCTCGGCAGCTTCGGGCTCCTGAGTTTCCTCCTGAGCTTCGGCAGCTTCCAGCATGGCGATCACTTCTTTTTTTGTCTTGGCTGCGCTTGCGTCTACGCCCAGCGCTGCAGCAGCCTTG